TCCATGTGGCAGTATTGTTAGTCGGGCTATCAGTTACCTGATCCGCCGCAGCCAAGCCACTGCTAGTAAAGTCGTTGCCGTTGCCGCTACTGTCGTCACCTAGTGCAGAACTATCTTGGCCTTTCAGATAAAAGCCGTTAGTTCCATAACTTCCTGAGTAAGCTTTTGGCACCCACTGACCGGTGTCGGAGTTTGTTTCACCGAAACTGCTGGCACTTAATGCAGTACCGTCGATGAAATGGGTTTCAGCTTGATACAAATCGCTATAGATCATCGATAAATTGTAACCGTTGCGACCAAGGTAATGGGGCTGGGTCTGATTAACACTGCCTTGAAAGTTTAAACTTGGCTGACTTTCAGTATCAAATGCCGTAACTCTAGAACCATTAACATAAAGTTGGTAACGATCTCCAGAGGTTGAATCTGTTGTATCTGAACGCCAAACAATATGATACCACGATCCAACATCTCTAAATTTTTGCGTAGTTATAAGATAGTTTGTACTATGGTCAGCAACTCGCATTCTAAAATCGCTGTCAATTACAAGTATCTGATAACTAGACGCTCCAGAACTGACCCAACTGCTGAACAAAATTGTATCTGCCTTGAGAGTTGCAAATTTTACCCAAGTCGAAAATGTAAATGTTCTTCTATTACCTTCACTGCTGGGAGTACGAGTTAAATAAGCAGAATCATCGTCGTTAAAACGAATACTTTGATTTATCTTGTATCCTGTATCAGCGTTTGCCAGCCACTGTGAATTAGATAAAACCATTATGAGAAAGCCAATTGTGGTGCGCCAAGCTGTATACTACCAGACGCTTTTACAAAATAAGGTATAACATCGACAGCACTTGCAGCGGTGCTAAGAGTAATACCTGCACCCCCTGCCGTTTCGTAATCTGTTCCCAAGCTCAACGTGCGTGATCCTGTGCCATCTTGTATACAGACTATAACGCCTGTTTGTCCAACAGCTTCTGTGCTTGGATTAGCCAAGGTCACGTTGCCTGTAAATGTAAGTATAAAGTTTTGATTAGCCTGAAAATCTAGTGTTACACTGCCTGAGTTGCTAGTGTCTGTGTCTGACTTGCCAACCACTGCTTTTGAGAACGTGGTTACACCTGTTGATGCTATTGTGATTACATCTGCGTCAGACGCCACACCGATTGTGCCACCGTCTTTTATAAGTATGTCATCTTTAAATGTTACGATACCTGCAGAGGATACGGTCATAGCATCAGCCGCAGAGGAGACACCGATAGTACCGCCGTCTTTTATTACGATATCATCTTTAAATGTTACTATGCCATTGGACGCTATGGTAATTGCATCGTTGGTAGATGCTACACCAATCGTACCACCGTCTTTGATCATGAAGTCATCTGCGATAGTGAGAAGTCCTGCAGAGCTTAGAGACATCTTTTCTGCAGCGGCTTCTGATGAGCCAGTTTTAAACGACAGCTTCGTAGCGTTACTAGATGAACTAAAGTCTCCTTCAGATACCGCCTCAATACCTGCAGCAACTAGTATGGCATCCGTGCCTGTTCCCTCGTCAGGAGCCTGAAAGTCAATCTTACCTATAACATCATTAGCCGCTATATCAGTCTCACCTGTTTGCAGTGTGAGAGATACAGGCTTATCATCAGCCGTTGCAGTATGCTTTAGCGTAAGACCTGTATCAGCAACATGCGTAAGTTTTATTTCTTGATCATTACCAAAGAAGATAACACCAGCATCAGCCAAGAAAAGATCAGAAAACTCTGCAGAGGCAGTGCCAAGCGTTGCTCCGTCTGCACTAGAGGGAACGATAGAGGTGCCTACAGTTGCTGTGTTAAGAACAGGGCTTGTTAAAGTTTTATTTGTTAGCGTAGATGTGGAAGCATCTGATACTAAAGTTGAGTCACCACCTGTGCTTGGTATAGTTAAAACATTGTCAGCACTTTCTGAGTGAGGTGCAGCTTTTATTTGCTGTCCATGAGAGTTATTTTCACAGTTAAATTGGATAGTGCCTTGGTTAGTGTTACCTCTAACAGTTACATGTCCTGTGCCATTTGGGGCTAATTCTAGATCAGCATTTGAGGTAGTCACAATGTCTTGACCATTCATGTCCAGATCACCACCCAACTGAGGTGACGTATCTTCAACAACATTAGATATAGCACTAGAAGTAGCAAGTCCTGCAACTACAGCAGACCTCTGAATTTTCTTTAGTCCACCACCTGACGTGTCAACAGCTAAGAAAACATCATCGTTTGCAACAGTAGATATTTCAGACAAAGAGCCTACGGCTACAGAATTAAAGTTTGTACCATCTGCAATAAGTAGATTGCCTGAAGTGTTTGTCCCCATCGTGATATCATCACCAGAAACCGTTAGATCACCAGTGACTACAAGGTTGCCTGAAGAGTCTAGTGTAAGTGCGGTGCTAGTCCCTATAGCACTGGTGCCAATCTTAAACTTGTCACTGTCTCCATCATCTATACCCATTGTAAATGTCTGTGTGCCAGACAGTGCAAAGGACAGGAAGGGGTCTCCATCAGTGGCTGTGTTGTTTATGACTAATCCTGTAGTCCCTCCTGCACCGCCAAGAGTTAGACTAGTATCCGCTGCATGAGTAAGAGTAATATCGTTGTCAGAACCAAAGCCAAGAACTGCACTGTCACTATCTAGCTTGAGATCATTGCTGACTGTGACTGCAGTAGAGGCATTCATATCTATTGTTGCTTCACCGTCAATACGTAGAACACCGTCAGAGCTTTGTTGAATAAAACTTGCAGTGTCTCCAAACTGTATCTTCTCTGTGGTGGTTAGCAAAATGTCATCAGAGAACTGAAAGTAATCTTCATCCTCCATCCACGTTAACACACCATCTGATGTATTAGCGTTGAAGGTTATGGCTATGTCTGTATCAGCACCTGTACCAAAAGTAATGGCATTACTAAGAAGCTTCTCAATAGCCCCGCCCTCTCCATCGGTGCCGTCATGCTGATGGCCCCCTGTCTCAAAGGCTGCATCAATCGCATTAAACTCTGTAGTGAAGTCAGAAGCCTGAATGGTTTCTCCATCTACAAAGTTAGTGGGATCAGTCTTTGTATATGCTGTACCCATTACATTCTACCTCCCGGTGTAAATTCTAGTGAAAACCCTTTTAACGTATACGTAGGGTTAGTGCTTGTATCTGAAAATTTTATAGCTATGGCAAACCCTGAACCCTCTACAGATTGTCTGTATAGAGGTGTGTACACTGCAGCATCATATTCTGCTGTACCCATGATAGCACTGCCGTAGAATGCTGACCCAGAGGGGTCTAGCAGATCGTACAGAGCAGGACTTGGCAATAGTATGTCTCCGTAATCGTATTCAAGGTTCATATCTACAGAGGACACTGTGCCTGTGCCGATATAGTTTATAACAACTCTTTGCATATTTTTACGTATGCCCACGTCACCCATATTGTAATCGATGGTTCTATAAATACAGGCAATGTTAGTGCTATCAAATGTGCTACCAGATTCTTGTTTATACACGTAGCCTCCATCAAAGTCTCCGTGCAAAACTAACTCATCATCTGATATGTCACCATGTGTAGCAGACATGGGCTTTATACCTTTTAAATCTGCATACTCCCATCCAATCTGCCCCGTGTCAGTGCTTCTTTTTAAAACAGCCATCAAGCCTGTAGAGTTTGCCTCTGTACCAGATGTAGTTGGATAGTATAATCTGTACTGACTTTTACGTCTTATTACATGGGATGACACATTAGAGAGTTGGTTTGCAGATAATTCGTTTAACCTTGACTGCACCTGTTTAGAAATTGTTCCAAGCTCTGTATCTCCAATCTTTTCAGTACCTGCAACAGTTCTTAGCCCATCAGGTGCAAGGTAGATAAGATCACCTCCTATCTCTTGTATGCTAAATCGAGACAGGCATCCTATATTTCTGGTAACAGGTTGGAGAACAAAATCAGAAACACTTGACCCTGCTAGCCTAAAGATGCTGTCTTTACAGAAGATAACTAAAGTTTCTCTAAATCTAGCTAATCCGACAATTTCATCTCCTATAGATATCTGACCTGCGCCTGATGCAGCACTAAAGTCGTTCTCACTGTATGGCGCACTAAACTGTAGTAGCTGCCTGTTATTTGTCATACCAGCAAAAAATAAATGGTTCTTATGTTCTATAACAACTTCAGGTGCTGTAGGTTTTGTGCCTGCACCTGAGCCTGCACCTCCAGTTAACGCCGTGTAAGTGCTGCCATCAAAAATAGCTGCGTCATTAACCCCATCTGCCATCGCAATTTTTTCAGTGCCTGTCCAGTTGTATACCGAAAAAGTATATCTCTCTGCACTGGTGCGGTTGGTTACAAAGTTTGTCCATCCAGAGCCTGAGCTTGTTGCAACATTTGCACCTCGCGCTGCAACAACCTTATCTTGGAATATAGCCACACCTAGTATACCACCAGACCCTGATACCTGATTACTGTCAAACTTAGTAAACCCTAATATTTTAGAATATCCTCCTGTAACAGATGGCTCATAGTTTTGCAGAGTGACAGCCTCTCCGGGTTTTGCAACAAACACACTTTTGTCGAGGACAAGTCCACCATCGCAGTTTACAGGAAAAGCTTGTATTGGCATTAAACGGCTCTCATGTAATCTTTTTGATTTGTTAGCTCAGTTCGCATTCTGCGTACACCATTCTCATAGTCACGGAACGCAAACTGCGCTGCCTGATCATTGCCCCGCAGTATGTGTATAAAATACTTTACACGCGCTACAATTACATCATGATAGCGCGTTGGTATCTTTGGTGTGTCTGTAAACACACTTAGTTCTGGAGACGAGTCATAAAAATCAAACTCAACATCGTATTGTGTATTTTCAGGTATGGGCGTAACACCAAATGCGTTGTCGTTTTTGACGCGGTATACACACTGAGGAGTAGTAAACCCATCATCCGGTGAGTTAAGGGCTAAGAACTCATTCTCTCTGTATGACGTATGGTAACGACCTCTACCTTCATGGTACTCATCAATTGATTTATATTCTAAGGTTTTTGCAGACGCATCATCCTCAAACATCTCAATAAAGTCTATATCTAAGTTTGTTGATGCAGTGTTGCTAAGACTAATAAAAGTTTGCTGCGTAGATGCAGTAAATGTAGCTGTTTTAATCTCACCATTACCAACATTGTCTATAGTAAATGTGGTTGATAGATCAGAGTCCTTGTCACCGCTAGAACCTGCAAACACATTCAGTGTCTCTGATGTTGATGAGATAGTGCCAGATGCAATCCTTGCAGTAATTCTGTACACTCTGTTTTCAACGGTGGGCAGGGCTTGGTCTACGCAACCAGCGTTTAAACGCAAAACACCCGCCGCATAAGTTCTGCCACTTACAGAGTTGCTTAGTGCGGGGGTGCCAGATGTGCTTGTTCCTGCGGGGTCGGAGCTTCTGCTATCCCAATACGAGCCTAAAGTAAAGGTCTTATCAAAGTTACCTTGCCTGATTAGATTTTGTGGGCGCATAAAGAACGTATCGTAGTCAACATCAGTGCAAAAGGTTATATCTCCTGATGTAGCTGTAAATGTAGAAGATACACCTGTAAGCGTTTCTGAAGATTGAAAGGTGCCTTCAATAGGCTCAACTAACATGAACTGTTCATCTGAATGACCGCCGTGCGGTGGCACTCTACGCAGAATGCCTTTTGCAGATGACGTTCCGCCCGTGATCATTTCGTTAGGAGTAAACCCACCACCGACACTAGAAACTTCTATTTTTACAGGGTATGTGTACTTACCTCTGCCACCAAACAGTGTGTAACGTGCGCTAAGAAAGTTCCAAGGCCACTGTATGTATTCTGCCTCAATGTCTCGTATAGCTCTGTTTATATCTTTCTTAACTGTCGTCTGTACACCCCGTGTTCCAGACAGACCAGCAGCAGTCTCTGCAATGGTGGTTTCGTTAAGATCAAACAGCACAGCGTTAATTAGTTCTACATAATTCATGATTATCTACGCCTGATTTGCTAAGAAGAGTTCGTCAATTGTTAACACCGCCTCTAGTCGATCAGCGGTTCCTGCAGTTAACTTAATAGCGTCCCCTTCGTTAAGATTTAATTCTAACAGCAAAAGCAGGTGATCATTTGCCCCAATACTTTTACTGCCTAGTAATTTAAAAGTTGCACTAGCACTTGCATCAGTAAACTCTAAAGTTACAGGTGTAGCGTTGCCTGAAGTTTCACAAATCTGTATAGTTTTTAAAACAGCATCATGACCTGAAGGCACTGTGTACACAGTCGTCTGACTTGTGCTGCTAAGAGCAACAGCAGCATTTCTAAGTCTTACGGCTCTTGATAGAGTTGAAGTCACAAAGGCATTCCTTTGGGTTTATTTATAATAGGTTTAAAATTTGTGCCAATAGATGCTACACATTCTATTTCAGGATTTATATCGGACACGCCCATCATTGTGTAAGATCCAGTTTTTGGGTTTATGTATAAAGTAAAAGTAATCATGAATTGAACATCTCTTAACGTAAATGCAGGATACTCTCCATGTTTTGCGGCTTGAGTTGAAATACTGCCAAGCGGAAAGCACATATTGCTAAAAGTTTGCGCCTTTACAAAAGTGATGCCACAAAACAAAACACCAACAACATACATTGAAAACAGAATTATTCGTAATCCCATTACATACCCCAAGCTTTCTTTAAATATGTCTGAACTAATGTTGACTTTGTAAACATATCTTTCTGTGCTTGCATGAGATAAGCGTTTACCTCATACATGTTCTGAAGAATAAATGACTGTTCATACGACACATTAGAAGACATCCATCCAACTATGTTCTGCCTAAATCCCTTAGTAACTTTCTCCACACCGTGCGGGTAGATGATAGGAAAGATCACAGCTTCACCTGCGTTTAGTTTCTTACCTATTCTTCCTACCGGCGTGGCTAAAGTAAATTCTCCCCCTTCGTAGTCATCCGTTAGATTTATACTCCAGCCGTAGTCAAAAAATACATTGTTTGATTTTGGCTGCGCTTTGAAAGCGTCTACGTGCAAATCGTAGTAATCACCTTCAAGGTATTTGTTATAAAAATTTACTGATACTCTGGTAGGACAATACACGCTATCTATGTAGTGCGTATCGTACAACTTATCTGTAATTAGCTTCCTTACCTCGTCTGGGACACCTTTAGATTCTTTGTTACTTTTTATGTCCTCTAGATCAGGAGCAGTATCTTCCCCATTCTTAAACGTGTTCTGGTCAATTTTGTCCAGACAAAAATTTACTTCATCTTCAGTTAATAGCTTGATAAACATATATACCTCCGTCAGTTCAAATCAAAGCAAGAAGGGTGGGGTTTTTGAAAGGAACCCCACAGAAACCTTTAGTACGATTACGTACCCGACGACACCGTGGCCGCTTCCGTTAGCGGGTTGCGCGAAATGTCAACCATGCAAACGTGAATGCGGAAACGGCAAGCACTTTCACCCGTTGAGCCGCCATCAAGGATGAGGGCATCAATCGTGTCAGCACTTGTCAGAATACGAGCGTTGGAACCAGAAGCGCCAACGGCGGCTTCTAGGAACGGCGTAAAGCCAGCAGCAAGCGCAGAACCGTCAACAAAACAGTCTACGTCACCGCCAGTAAAGCCAACGTCCAGCGTGATCTGACCGTTACCACGCGCTTCAAGAACTTCAAGCGCACCAGCAACAATCATGGTATCCGCAGGAACATCGACCAACTGGACGACATCTCCACCTGTACCGCCATCGGCAGTATCGTGGACCTGCGAAGTGACCACATAAGGGGTAGGCATCCGTGAAGGATGACCAACGGTTCCACCGCCATTGATGGTACGATCAATAGTAGCCATGATTCATCCCTCCCTTAGCTGTAGTCTACAATGCCGAGAACAAGCGACTCAGGGCGCAGGACTTTACGTCCATACACATGAAGACCACGAACAACGTCAGCAAACGAATCGGGGTCGCGAATCACTTCGGTCTTGGCAATTGAGTTAGCGGTTGCACAAGCGGAGATATGACCGGCAAGAACCACGTTCTCACCCGTACCAACGCCGGAAACCGAAACCATGTCCGTGGTAGTCGTAGCATCAGCCGACTGCCGCAGAGCATTGGATTTGTAAAGCGTGAAGCCCATAATCTTCTGGTTCGTCACCAGACCATTACGAAGCGGCGAAACATCATCGCCCGTAATCTGAACTTCAACGATCTTTGCACCTGCTTTGTACAGGTTTTCATAAACACGCGGGGGCGCTACAAACCAACGGTTCTCTTCAGGAACGTCTTGCTCATCAAGCTTACGAGCCATAAGAGCCATTAGGTTTACAACATCATCACCAGCATCAGAACCTGTAACTGTAACAGGAGTACCAGCAGTACCAAGGTTAGAGTCCGTTTCAATAGAACCGGAAGCACCTTTGATACCCGCGCCATCAAGCATAGCTTGAAGCACGTTTTTGTCGTAGTTACGCTTCAAGGAGAAAGCACCTGAAGAGGTAGCCATCGCCTCAAAGTTAACATGCGATTGGCGTTCTTCGATATCATCGACTTTGAACGCAAACGCTTGAGCCTGATCTACTTCCAGAGTAATCTCATCGTCAGCCAGATCCTGCGGAGTAACCACAGCACCACGGGTGTACGCTGAGATGGAGACAGTAGGTTCTTTAATAATACGAACCGTGTCACCATAATTCTCAATCTCCCCGGCGTAGTCAGTGTTCGTGATGTCTTCAACAACTGACGCACGGCGGAAAAATTTAAGAACCTTCTGGCTATAGATTTCGGCTTGGAAATTACCGGACGGTAGGTTACCGTATCCGGCGGATACACCAATAGCCATTTCCTTAACCTTTCTCTATAAGTCTAGCCATTTACGATACGTCCCTCCGCGTTTGCCTGATCAAGCTCTGCTTCAAGCTTGTCAAACTCATGCGGTTTGAGCTTACGTATCTCTGAGGTCGTCCATACTTTTTTATTAGCATCGCTATTAGTAGAGACGTTAACAGGGGTAGTCCTAGTAACAGCCTCTGCCGCAGCAGCTAACTGTTTTTTAGAGGGACGCCCTCTGGGTTTCTTTGTACTAGCAGTGTCTGCTTTGTACAAATCTAGAACGCGAGAAGCGTACTGAACATCGCTGTTATTATTAACAATACCATCCGCGATACTAGGTGGCTGCTTGCCCAACCATTCTTTAAACTGGTCTGACTTCTTGATATCAGAGAAGTCTGGGTGCAGGGCTAGTAGTTCTTGGTAAGCACTTTTAGCCTGTAGCTGCTCTTCTTTTTTAGAAAGACGCTCAATCTCTTGTTTAAGTTCTTGAACTTCTTTTGTAGCATTTTTAGAAGCTAAAGTTTCTACTACATTGTAAACGTCAGGATAGTTCTCTTTGAAAGATGCAATGTCTGCATCCTCCTCATACACTTCCTCTTCTTGAGGTTGAGCAGTAAGCGTCTCACGTTCCATCTTCCACTCATGGAGTTTGGAGTCGTAATGCTTCTTGAGATCATCATAGCGTTTCTTGTAGTCATGCTCTTCCGTCTTTACTTCTGTAGAAACGGAAATGGTTTCATCATTAATAGCCTCGTCTTCAGTTTCACTTTCTTCTAGGGTAGCCTCTTCGCTTGGGATATCGTCCTTGTAAACGTCTGCACGATAGCTGCCACGATAAGGGCCTAGATGTTCCTGTTCTTGGGTAGTCATTTTTCCTCCTTGCGGGGCCTCAATGGGGTAGCCGCAGTTGGGTTAGTCTAGCAGGGCCGCTAGTTAGCGGGTGGCTGCATCTGTGTCCGCAATCTTGGGTCTTGATCGGGACTTTCTGCCATAAAGTTCCTATTAACACTTTCTGGCGAAACTCTAAAATCGTCTGTTTGTGTTTCCTGCGCTGGGGCAGAAAATAAAGTTTGTGCAGAGCTAAAAATCTTATTTGCAAAATCTACTCGTTTTTTACGAGTGGCCTCTGGGTCTTTTGGGCGTTCAAAACGATCTAAGAATACGTTAGCAACTTGCTCTGCAGTTCCCATCTTAAAAACTTCACGTAATTTTTTTCTGTTGCCGGGGCCTAAATCATACGTTTCCCATGCTGGAGGTTTGGCAGTTGCTATGTTAATCGTATCTAAGGTGTATTCTATCTGAGCATCCAAGGAGTCTGCCTTGCCCATTGTGTTTAGATAGTTTTCATACGCCTTTCGTCTTCCACCAGTAAACTGAAAAATGCCGTAGCCTTTCTTTTTAACTTTTCCTTCCTCTACACGTTGATAATCAAAAGTATCATTTTCTGCGTGTATGTTGCCCATTATTCCAGCAATAGCTTCTTCTCTTAGCCCTTCACTTTTTAATTTATTATAAACTTGTCTTTGATTTTCTAATATCTGATCTGAAGAGAGCTTAACTTTTTTTTTACCCGCCTGTAGTCCTTCTGCAGCCCTTACAGGGACTTCCTGCTTTTGCTGGGGCTGTTGCTCTTGTTCCTCTAACTTCTTCTCTGTCTCTTCTTTACCGCTGTTGTTTATCTTTTCAAGCAGGTCCGTGCCTATAACTTCGGCTAGCTCTGGCGGTATGTGATACTCTTTGTTTGAAGCAAGTATCTTCTGATCTCCGTTTACCTGTTGTGCAGGTTTAGTGATAGCAGCCTTGTCTATCTCTATACCGTCTTTCTCTTTCAGGTATTCGATAGCAGGTTCAATGATACGCTCCTCAAAGTCTTTTCTACCAACCTTTGCAAGAGCGGCTGCATTTATAATAAACGCGCCTTCTCTTACATTCATAGGTACGTCATCAGCTACACCTGTTTCATCTTCTGCACCCGGCTGATCAATCATACCTGCCACCTGATCACCCATCGCTAGCTGTTGCATCTGATCTTGCATAGGCTCCGGTGCAGGTTCTTGTGGCATCGGCTCTGGCGCTGGCTCTTGTGGTGCTGGTTCCTCACCCATCGAAAGCGTAACACCTAAGCTCATGGCAAACGCTTGCAGCACAGGAGGTTCATTGTTTTCAATAAGCTGTACAACTTGCACCTGCGACTCTTGAGGCATTTGTTGTAGATTAGCTGTAAACTGATCTTGTGTTATTTCCATAATTATCTAGCCTTTATGATATCTATAATCATGCCTGAGATATCTATCTCCCACCATTTTTCACGCAGATTGCTTTTTGCTGGGTTGGCGTGGTGAGTGTTATGCCAAGCTTCTCCCCAGTTGAAAGGGGCAATCCAAGGACAGTTGACGGTGCTGTCATCATTGTTATAATTTACATAACCAAAATTGCTGTGGCACATGTAGTTTGTCATTCCTTGGGCTAACATAGTTAGTGCGCTTGGAAGAATAAAAACAAAGTAAAGAACTTGAGGACTAATCGCTAGAAGTAAACCTATCCAAGACATAATAATAAGAAGCCAGTACCTGTCTGTAATACGTAAAAATT